CTCTCATTGTCAATTGGTGAATCTTGTTAGAAACTTTCTGCAATTTGATACCCAATGTTTGATACCAAGTGCTCTTAGTGTAAGCAGATGCTGCTGCTGCGTTTGCATCAATTGCAAAACCAGATCCGTTATAATCGTATCCAACTCTTGCAGACCAGTAATCAGTAGTGAATGCGTTTTGCTGAAGCATTTCAAGGATTTCTAAATCAATCTCAAGAGAGATATATTCAGAAAGCATTTGAGTTAATTCAGCTTCTGCATCAACTGAATGGTATGCATTCAAGTCTTGTGCAAGTTCTGGAGTCCAGATTGCTTTCAACTTACGAGTCTTAGCAACGATTGGTTCAGATTTTAATTCAAGTTCGATTTCAGGAATTGGAAGGTCAGAACCTTTATCTTCGAAATCACCTCTATTGTAATCTGCTGGTTGTAAATGATAAGTCAATGTTTGTGTAGCAAGAGCCACGTCAGCTGCTGCAGAACCAGAAACAATAAATGATGCAGAACCTGCAGTATCAATTGTTGTATATTCTGGTAACAAAGTAGTTGTAGCAGAACCTGAAACTTTGTATGCTCTTACACCCTGCCAATCAGCATCAGCTGGTAAACCAACTTTAACTTTCATTACTCTTGAGTTAGCAGATGCAATTGATGCAGATAAATTTGCATCAAAGTTTACATCAGACCAAGAAGCCGAAGTTACCGTTGCTGTTACTTCTACGGTAGTATCGTTAATAGTGTATCCAAAACGACCTGCCCCGTAAAGACCACCTTCCGTTGCTTGAGTAGATCCCAATTTGTTTCCTGCAGGTGCCAAATTATCTTTACCAAAAGTACCACCATTACCAAACATAGAAGAACCAGAAGCTGGTCTACCTAATGTAGTGTTAGTACCATATTTGAAATCCATGTAGAAAATAAGACCTGAAGGGAGATTCATTGGTTGTACAGAAACGAATTCTTTAGCAGCAATGCTACCAAAAATTCTTCTTACCAATGGAAGTGCAACACCAGCCCACTCTTCTGAACCTGCAGAAGTACCTGTTCTTGTTGCTTCATCTAATAATTGTTTAGCTTGGTTTTCAAGCATTACTGCCATACCATGCTTTGTGGTTTCAGAACCTACACCTTCCAAAAGGCCGGTCTTTTCCCATTTTGCTTTAAGGCCACGAGTCTGCTCAAGCATAATGCTTTGAGGATTCGCACCTGTCATTAATTTTTTAACGTCCATTTTAATTGTTTTTTGTTTGTTTAATTATTTTATAATACCTGCTAATTTCTTAAATCTATTAGAGAAATCTACTGATTCTGCAATTACTTGCTTAGCAGCTGCTGGCTTAGTAGATTTTGTTACCTTGCTAGCGATTCCTTCTGTGATAGATTTTTTAGCAACCTTGTTAGATGAGTATTTGAAATTCTCTGCTAATGTAGAGTAAACCAATTTAACTTCTCTAACTGATTTTGTTCTATCCAAAGTTTCAATAACTTTAACCTTCTGTTCGTTGGTCATGTTATGAGCTCTGAATAATTTGTTTGCGAATAAAAGTTTTGCGTTCAAAAGATTAACTTCGTTGATAGTTTTTTGAAGAGATTTGATAGTGTTATAAGCTTCGTTAAGCTCTTTTTTCATTTCTTCCTTATCTTCTTCTTCATCAACTTTCTCTTTGTCATCTTTCATGTCTGCTTCCATTTCACGAAGAATTTCTTCTAGATCGATTACTTCATTTTTTTCATCATCCATATTTTCTTCTTCGTTGGTTACTACCACTTTAGGGTCTTCACCTTTGTCTGTACCAGCTTCAGAACCATCTGCTAAATTTTCCGCCATTGGGTTTGAAGAATCCATTTCTTCATCATCAGACTCTTCTTCACCTAATTGAGATTCTAATTCTCTAATGATAGCTTCTAAATCCATGTCATCATCATCGTCATCATCATCTTCCATTTCATCGCCGGTTACTTCATAATCTTCACCGTCATCTTCCATGTCGTTGTCCATGCTGAATTCATCTGACATGTCCATTTCATCTTCACTATCTTCTCCTTCCAATTCTGCAAGTCTAGCTTTTAATTCTGCAATTTCTGCATCTTTTTCGCCATCCATTGCATCCTCTTCTTCGTTAAGATCTTTTACTTTAGAATAATCATCTAATTCAGATCCAACTTGTCCACCCTGTGATTTAACACCAACAGATAAATCTGTATGTGCATCAAATCCAGCTGGTTCTTTTCCGTCAGATGCACCTATATCAGATGAATCTAACTCTTCTTGCATCTTGTTTTCTTCATCATCACCAACTTCTTCTGCTTCTGCTCTCAATTTTTGAGATAAGATAGATTGAAGTCTTGGAGTGAATGCTTCTTCAAGTGCAATCTTTGCGTTTGCTAATGCGGTTTCTTTTACAGCTTTAGCATCGGCAATTGCTTCTTTTAACAATTTTGAATTTGCCATTTTTTTCTCCTTAATTTGTTTGTGAAGTTATTTATTAGGAAACTCCAATAGAATAATGTTGGTTGTTCGGTCACACCTTATAAGAGAAGGGTATTCATTAACCAACTAAAATATCAAATCCCATAGTATAAATGGGATATTTGAAAATAAATATATAATTTTTATAGAAAACTAAAGAAATTTAGATATTTTTTATTTTGTTGCCTTTCCATCTTCAAATGCTTTCCACTCTTCAAGTTCATCTATTCGTTCTTCTTGCTCTTGCAACCAATTATTTTTTCTTTCTCTTTCTTCTATTATTTGTTGAACTTTTGAGTCTGTTTCTTTTTTCATTTCTTCCATTTCCAATCGCATCAATCTAAATTCACTAAAAATACTACCCGCTGCAAATACTACCGTTAGTATCCCAACAATCATACTCCAATTCTTATTTAGAAATTCAGAAGATTTACTATGATGTTCATCCATTACTGTAAGTTTACCAATTTATATTTAGTTTGGTAAAGTAATGTAACTATATTATCTATATCGTTTTGTAACCAAGATTCTTGTAATTTTTCATCTTGTCTTAATTTATCAACTGCCCCACAAAGTTTTTCGAAATAGTTGATAATGTTTTTTAATTCACAATTATTATCCAAACCACTAACTGGTTTTGGTGTGATTAATCCGTATTGTCCTTGATATGCCTCTACCAATCCATCGATGATATCACCAATTGCTTCGTAGTATTCACCCAATGCTTTGTGTGCAGAATATGCTCCTACACCTTTAACTCCCCAATGAAATACATGAGCTTGAGTTCTACTATGTAATAAAAGTGATGCTAATTGTTCCATTATTTCTTTTTATTTTCTTTTAATCCCAATCTTTGCTTCATAACATCTTCTGTTATTTCTGCAATTTCAAAGTATCTTCCCAATACATGCCCCATATCTTCGTAAAGTGCTTCTAATCTTTGTTCTTGTGATTTTGCTTCAACTGCTTCTTTTTCAAATGCTTTTTGAAGATTAGAAAGTTCTTTCATATTTCTTTTGATGGTAACTCTATCAAACCAATCACCACCTTCTCTCAATGTGTATTCGGATGCTGCGTCTGCTATTGCACCTAATGTTTCTGCAACTTGTCTAATATCTGATTTTCTACTCATTGACTCTCTATGTTGTCCGTATGTAGAAATTATTTCTAAAAAATGCTTTTTTAATTCAGATGGAAGTTGTTGAAATTCTTCCGTTTCTTTTAATATATCTTTTAACTTCATCATATTATTTATTAAAATTTATCTCTTTCAATTTCGTTTGCATACTCTACAGCATATTCATAAGATAAATCTGTTATTAAATCTATTATTTTTGATAATTCTCTTTTATCAGTTACAGATTTTTTTAACATATCTTCAAGTTTTCTTGAAGTTGATTTTGCATCACTACTAGAATTATTATAGTAAGATGTCAATTCTCCTTCATTCAAATTTACTTCTTTATTTAATACTCCTGATTTTCTAACTCTTGAAAGTATAGAATTTAATTGAGACCTATCTATTCCCATAGCATCTATAACTTTTGCCATTACAAATGCTTCCTTTTTACGAGATAAATTATATCCTTTTATTATTGATATTGTTTTTTGTAAAAATCTAGTCAATTGTGCTGGTAATGGTGCTTCTAAATCATCAATTGCTTCATCCAATTTACCCATATCCCAATCATTAATTCTTTCTTGTGCATATTCATCTGCTAAGTCGGTAATTAAATCGGTAAGTTTATCCAATTGTTTTTTATCAGATACTAATGTTTTAAGTAAGTCATCTACTTTTTTAGCTGCACTTTTTGTTGAAGATTCCGATCTACTATAATATCCGGATAAAGTTCCTTCTTTTATTTGTTTTTTATTTTCCTTTGTTGGAATTAAATTTTTTAACTTTTCCATTAGTATGCTGAGTTTATTTGTTTATAAATATCGTTTCCGTATTTATTTTTGACAAGTTTCATAAGTTCATCCAATATCTGTGTTCTTAATTTTGAAAGTTCTGCTGGCATACTTTTCATTTCCATATGAATATCCATAATACTATTTAGGATATTTTCCATACTTTTTTCTTTCAAAAATTTTGCCAATTCTATTACTGCTTCCGTATGTGCGTTTCTATCGGTATGCTTTTCTATCCTCTTTACTAAATCAGAAACATCAACATCTTTTGCTTCTTTCAAGTTTGGAATTGGTATTAAGTTTATTAACTTTGCCATTTTATTTATATTAATTTATCTTTCAAATCCGTTTCTAGCACCATCTCTATAATACTCTTTAGCCAAATCTAAAGCCATATCTGTTATATCATCTATCATTTTTTTATCAAAAGGTTTCCCAATAATAGATTTTAAGTATTTTTCAAGAGTTCTGTATGTGTTAGAGTTTACTTCATTTAATGATTTTTCTTTTTTTAATGTTTGTTTTTGATTTTCATTAGTTTTACCAGCTCTTAAATCTGCTAAATCATCTTTTGCTTCTTTCAAATTTGGAATTGGTATTAAGTTTATTAACTTTGCCATTTTATATTAATTTAATTCTGTTAAAATTTCTCTCATTAAATCTTGTGCTCTACACCATTTACCACATTCTTCTGCAATTTGTTTCCATTGTTTACTTTCTTGTAATGGTGCCATAAATGCTCCGTGTGTAGATGGATTTGAAACAAAATCCCAACCTACTAATTCAAAATCTTCTTGAACCATAAGAGTTCCATCGTTCAATTCTTTTACAGAACCTAAACCTCTTGATGAAATTCCTAAACGAATGTTATTCTTTAATAATTCTTTTAGAATGTTTCCTGATGGTGTTGATAGTATTTCAACTTTACCCATTACATCATCACCTTCCCACCAAATTTCTCTAATGTTGTGTGATACATTTTTTAAATTAATTACAGGAGAATCTGGATGGTCTAATTCACCCAATGCTCTTCTTTCTTTAATTAATTGTTGATACTTGTCGCATTCTCTCTTTAAGACTTCCATCGGATATCTTCTATTGTTTTGGTTTGGAGCACCGGCTCTTTGCAAAATACCTTTTACAAGAAAAGTTCCGTTATCTTCTTGTACCATCTTTGCTTCAAACAAATGGGTTTCTATCAAAAGATTTTTATTCATTTAATATCTTTTTTTACTTTATCTATTGCTTTCACACTTAAATCAGACCAAGATTTTATTAGTATGTTTTTTAATTCATTTTCTAACTCCGTCTTATCTAATTCACCATTACTTTTATCAATAACTTTTTCAATATGAGTTTGAACAATTGGCATCTTCAAAATACTATCCGATGTTCCCCTATCCAATCCTCGTTTCATATCTATGAATTTTGAAACATCAGCAGCAAACGATTTATTTGCCGATAATGAATCCAAAATTTGTTTCACTGCTTCTTTGTATTTTGGTTTTCCAGAAAAGTATTTTATTCCTTTACTAACCAAATCTACAATATAATAAAAAATAATCTTACCCATAAGAATTGACCCCAATGTTGTCAATATACCAATGGCAAGATTTTCATTTAATTCTTTTTTTTTACACTTTCATTGTAGCCAGTAAGCTTTCCTTCAGACTTTGCTTTGTAAGCTTTATCTACTGCATTGAAAAACTTCTTTTTCTCATCATCACTCATTGTATCAATTTGCTTTCCTGTTTTATCAAGCATTGCTTTAAACAAGTCTTGATAATCTTGTTCTTCTTTTACAACTTGTCTTATAAGTTCTAATAGTTCTTGTTTTTTCATTATTCTGATATTTGTCTTATTTTTTGGTCTAGTTTTAATAACCTTTCTTTTATAGCATAAATATGATTATTAGTTCTTTTCCAATA